TCTGGAACAGATGGAGTTGATGGACATAAATATTTATTATTCCACGCAGGTAATGTTGAAGCTGATTCAGAGGGGTGCATTATACTTGGTTCTTCAATATTTAAACTGAAGGGTTCCCGTGCAATAGCAAACAGTGGATTGACATTTAAACTATTCTTAAACTATACTAAGAATATAAATGAGTTTCCACTGACAATAGTAGACTGTTATACAAAGGAGATAATATGCAAGACTTAACAACTAGAATAAAAATGGCTTTACTAATAATGCTGATTACTTTCTTTTATATTTTTTGTGTTACTTTTTTTGATCTGCCTGCAACAGGATTAGAAGTATCAAAGATGGTAGTTCCATTCTTACTTGGTACTGTAATAGGCACATTAATTAATTTTTACTATGGAGATAAGCATAAAGAAAATCCTCCGATGGATAAAGGGACAATAGAAGCAGCAAAAATAAAAGAGGTAATTAAAGAAACAAAAAAGGAACTTAAACCTTAAAGGAGAAAGTGATGAGAAAGAGAATTTATATACCAGTAGTGCTGGTTATGGCACTAATGCTGATGGCTGCTTCATGTCCAAAGACATTAACAGCAAAGCAGCAGGGTGCAGTATGGTTTTCAGTTTACAATTCAACTTATGACGACACAATGAGTGTAATGAAGAATCCTGCGTCCACTATAGTTCAGAAAGAAATGGCACAGAAGAAGAAAGCTATCTTGATACAAGTTTGGCCACTTTTAAAAATTTATGCAAGTGTTGTTGATAGTGGTGAAATACCAGATGCAGATATAACAAAGTCTATCACAGATTTAATGAATCAGCTCACGGTACTTTTAACAGGAGGACAATAATATGGACGCAGCAACCTTAGCAATCACAGCAGAATTAGCAAAGATTGGCATTACCACATTTGTTGCTTATTTGAGACAGGCAGGATTAACAGACGAACAAATTGATCAAGTTTTTCAAGAAGCAAAAAATGGAATGCTAGTAAGGAATCCAGCAGATATCCCTAATATTTAAAAAAAGATCGTTTAATTATTAAACAAACTCATATCTATCTCAGTAAGGATTAATAGTGGATCAAGAGCTTAATCAAATTTTATCTCAATGTAGTGTCTCAACTAGAATGACTGCACTAACATTTTTCCCTGAGCGTTTCTACATGCCATTTGCTGAAGATATACATGGGAAGATTTTTGATCTCATTGATGGGCCTGAGCAGAAAGTAGCTATTGCCGCTCCTCGTGGATATGGTAAGACATCTATTGTTGCTTTAGCATTAATAGCTAGGTGGATTCTTTTTCATCATACAGGGTTTGTTGTATATATTAATAAGAGCCACGATGCAGCCTCTCTTCAAACTGAAAATCTTCGGCGTGAGCTTGTAACGAACAAAGAAATAAGGGTATTCTTTGGAAACTTTAAACAAAGAGATCCTAACAAAGCTGAATTTGATGAAGTATTTAGTAAAAAAGCTTGGGTTGCTTATAATACATTAGTATGGCCTCGTGGAGCTGGACAACAAGTTCGTGGTGTTCTATTTAAGAATGATCGTCCAGGGCTAATTGTTATAGATGATCTTGAAGATCCTGAACTTGTCATGACTGATGAGTACCGTGAGAGACAATATCAATGGCTTTATGCTGACGTTATTAAGGCTGTGCCAAGAGTAGGCCCTCATGCAAAAGATTGGAAGATTGTCTATATTGATACTCTTAAACATGAAGATGCTATTTTGCAAAGGTTACTAGACTCACCTGAGTGGGCATCTATAAGACTCGAAGCTTGTGATGATGACTTCAAATCAACCGCTCCAAGTTTTATGTCAGATGAAGATATAATGAAGGAATGGAATCAGCATGTAATGGCTGGACAAACAGATGTATTTTTTAGGGAGCTTCGGAATCTTCCTATCTCAACAAAGGATGCAGCTTTTAGAGTTGAATACTTTAAATATTACAACATTCCCTTTGGTAATACTAAAAGAGAAGGTGATATAGAGATTCTCGATGTAGATGTTCAACAGAACCAGAATATTGAAACAGTAGTTATTCTTGACCCTGCTAAGACAGTTAAAATCCATTCTGCTGAATCAGCTATTGTTGGTATAGGAATTGATCTTACATCAGCAAAAGTATTTATCAGAGATGTTATATCTGAGAAAATGTATCCAGATGAAATCTACGATGCTATGTTTGGAATGGCTCAGATGTTAGGTGCAAAAGTATTAGGGATTGAGGAAACATCTCTTAATGAATTTATCAAGCAGCCAATTAAAAATGAAATGTTTAAACGAGGAACTTTCTATGAACTAGTCTGGCTTAAAGCTAGAGGTGGAATGAAGAAAGAACATCGAGTGAAAGAACTTGTACCATACTATCGTGGAGGTTATATCTACCATAATGCTTCTTGTGCAAGTATTAAGAAACTTGAACAACAACTACTAATGTTTCCTAGATCAGCTCTCTGGGACTTAATGGATGCTGAAGCTTACTTAATTGAAATGCTTGAGTTAGGAGAAAGGTATTTCAGTCCTTCTGATTTTGATACTAAAGATGATGAAGCAGAATATAGAGAGCTTAAATATGAAAATCCTATTGATAATTGGAGAATATTATGATAGAATTCTTAGTAGGAATTATTATAGCCCTAGTCTCAGGTATAGTAGGTAAGATTATTGGTTCTATAGGAAGAGTGGAGAAGGTTTCTTGTAATCAGATGAGAGAGTCTTGTCAAACATTATTAATTGAAAAGATGGAGCATATATCTAATAGACTAGATGAGTTAACTAAAATAATTGATGTTAAGATATTAAAAATTTAAGATCGTTTAATTATTAAACGAACTCATTTTATTACAAAGGAAACAAATATGCCTTACATAATAACTGGTGAACCAACTGGATGGAGAGACGAGATATACAAGAAAGATCTTAATTACTCCTATCCAAATAATTTAGATCTTCGTCCAAATAGCAAGCTTCACCAAGAACTTCGTTTACGTATCTGGGAGCGTGCTAGATTATCAAGGAATGAAATATCTAAGCGCTTTGATTCTTGGCGTGAGATTGATAGGACCTTAACAACTTATATGCCCTTAAAAGATAAAGAAGAGATATTAAAAGCTAAGGACCCTTCTAAGCAAGTAAGCATAGTATTTCCATATTCTTACTCAATGCTTGAAGCATTATTAACTTACCTCTCAATGGCTTTCTTTCAAGATCCTATATTTCAATATGAAGGTGTTGAAGATGATGATACTATAGGTGCTATGTTAATGGAGATGGTTATTAGACTTCATTGTATAAAGAATAAAGTACCTTTAGCTATCCATACTATATTACGTGACTCACTTGGATATGGTATAGGAATTGGGATTCCTGAATGGAGACGTCAATATGGAAAGAAGTTAGTTAAATCTTCTATAACAACTGAATCAGCATTAGGAACTGAGACCCAAAATAATAATAGTTTTGTTGAAGGTCTCTTATTTGAAGATAATGCTTTATCAAATATAGATCCTTATATGTGGTTGCCAGATCCATCTGTTTCAAGTGATAATATTCAAAAGGGTGAGTTTGTTGGTTGGGTTGATAGAGACAACTATATGAATTTACTTAGTAAAGAAGAGCAACCTGACTCAAGACTCTTTAATGTTAAGTATCTAAAAGCTAAGGGAAATAAGAGATCAACCTTAGCTCTTGATGAAAGTGATCGTCAAACAAGGTATGGTGGATCTACTGATATACATAGATCACTATCAAATACTGTATCTCCAATAGATATAATTCACATGTATATTACAATTATTCCGAAAGATTGGAAATTATCTAAAAGTGAAGTACCAGAGAAATGGTACTTTGAATTGGCTGGAGATGATATAATAATTGCTTGCGAGAAAGCTGACCATAATCATGGACAATATCCTATGGCAGTAGCCAGTTCTGAATATGATGGCTATTCAATAACACCAATAGGGAGGATGGAAGTATTATATGGACTACAGCATACTCTTGGTACTCTCTTTAACTGTTATGATAATCAGACTGAGGTATTAACAAGTGTTGGAT